GGGGTGTGGACCCCGGACAGGCATGGCGAGACATGATTGGAGGGGCCATCAAGGCAAGTACACCGAAGGAAAGGAAGACGAATGACTAGGGATTGCCGGCGAGATTGGACGGACCGATGGGACGAGGATGGACGCTGGCGCCAGGCGTGGGCCGACGCGGCCGCCGAGGTCTGGCGGTTCAATGCAGAGGAGGAGCCGGGGATTCTGTCCGAGGAGGTAGAGGAAGAGTCGACCACCCACGAGCCATGGCCTGAAATCGACTACGAGGCGCTGGGGCTTCGGTCCGATTGGGGCCTGATTAAGGACACGCGCATAGACGGCCAGAAGAAGTACGCCCGCATTTTCATACGCCGCCGTCCATCCGCATAGAGTTCCATCGTAACGCCAAAGAGAGAAGGAGCTCCCCATGGAAGAGTCCTGCAACGATCGCTGCGCCCGCATCTGGATGGAGATCGAGCTCCGCCGCGAAGCCCGCCGCGAGGTGATGGAGGCCGCCGGCGAAGCAAGGCCCACGACCCGCCATTAATCCGTCCTTATATATAAGGAGTACCCCAATGCCAAAATGCCACGCCTGCGAGGCCGAATGCCATACGGGCCTCGCCCTCTGCCCGGCCTGCACCGCCAAGCTCCAGGCCGCTATCCGCTACTGCCGGCAGGCCACCGGTCCGCTGGAGGCCATCATGGCCAAGCAGGCCACAGCCCTGCCCGTGGAGCCCGGCCCCCGCGCATCCAGGGCCTTCGCGCCGCTTCCGATGAATGAGGGCGCCGCCGATGCCCTGGATGCAATCCATGACGCGGCTGCCGAGACTGCGCGGGCGCTCGGCGCCAAGCCCAGGACGCCGGAGGCGGCCCTGATTTTTGTGGCCGCCGAAAGCTGTCGCCTCCCCCATATGAGCGGCGAGGATGGCGACGCGAGCTACTGGCTGGCCAAGTGGGCGGACGCCAGGCGCTCTGCCGAGTGTATCCTGGAGCCCCCGGAGCGCAAGTCCAGGCTCCGGCCGGCGGCGGGCAAATGCCCCGCCTGCGGCGGGGCGATGCGCCTGGACGCGTCGGACGACTCCGTGGCCGAGTGCGGTGCCTGCGGCGCCAGCATGCCGGTACAGGCGCTTCGGGCCGCGCAGGTCCGCGCCCTGCCAGTACCGGATGTATTGACGTCTCCTTCCGGCGCGGAAAAGGTTTTTGCCAAGGTCGGAATCCGACTGCCGGCGGCGACTGTTCGCTCGTGGGTCTACCGAGGTCGGCTTCCGCAGCAGGCCGGCGGCCTAATCTCCACGGCGGACTGCGCTCGCCTGCTGGGCGCATGACTGGCGCTACTGGATAATGCCTCTGTACAGCCCTTAACAGGCCCATACAGAGGCTTTCATGCTTCAGGCATAGGAGTATCCACGTCGGACGCAATCACGTCTTAGAGCGGCGTATAATGGCCTTGGAAGGCCACGTGAATGGAAGGAGTGTGCTGCAAATGGCACGCAATTGGTCACAAGAGGGTATCGAGCTGGGCCGCCGTCTGGCCGCCGAGCTTAAGCAGGAGGGCATCAGGCTTCCGATGGAGCTGACCGCCATGCTGGACGACGCCGCCGCCGATGGGGTGCGCATCGTCGAGATGGGAGTGGAGGCGGCCCGCCTGCAGCAGGCCGACGCAATGGCTGCCGAGGCCGAGCAGGCGCTGGCCGAGGCGCGGGCATGGCTTGCGCTCCACTCCGCACTGCGGGGCGGCCGCCACGACTGGGGGCACGAGGCCTGGCTGGTCTCCGAGGCCGTCAGCGGCGCGCTGATGCGGCCGTTCACCGGCGAGGACGGCGGCGAGCTGGCCGACCTCTGCGCCGGCGCCTGGTGCGGGCCGCAGAGCATGGAGCCCGAGACCATCGGCCGCTACGCGGCCGCCACACTGGCGGAGGGCCGTCGGCAGCTGGCCGCGCGCCCCGATGACGCTGCGCTGGCGCGCCGTCCGCCTGGAGGAGGACTTCACCCTCGCCTACGGGCGCATTGCCTGACGGCAGAAAGGAGTATCGCAAAATGGCACGCAATTGGTATACGGAGGGCGATGCGCTTGGCGGCCGCCTGATCGACGCGATCGCCCAGCACGGGCTTGGCGGCGAGCCGCACGACGCGGAGCTGATCGAGCTGACAAAGGCTTACGCGGCCGCGATCAGCCGCGGCGAGTCCAGCGAGGACATAGCGGAGGAGCTGGGCATCCGGCTGGCCAGCGCCGCACTGCGCGAGGTGCGGAGCCAGGCTGCCAACGGGGGCCTAAGCCGGGAGGACCGCTTCGCGCTGGAGCTGGCCATTGCCCGGGCCGAGAGCTGGTTCGCTGAGTACACGGCCGCCGACTCCGGCCGCCACTACTGGGAGCTGGAGGCTCGCCGCGCCGGTCACTGGGTCGTGCTGGCCCTGCCGGAGGCCATTGATACGACGGATCTGGATGGGCTGGAGCTCTACAACGTCAGCGATGAGGTCGAGGGCTATCCGGCCTACAGGCTGCCTGACCGCTTCGCTGTCATCCGGTACGCCCGCGCCGCCCTGGCCGTGGGCCAGGAGCAGCTGGCCGCCCACCCGGACGACAGCGAGCTCGCCGATGCGGTCAAGGCATGCGCCAACTTCCTGCTCGCGTACGACGCCAACAACTGATTGACGCCGCGTCAACATGGCCCGCCATCCGGCGGGCCTTTTCTTTTCCCTGAAAATTCCTGCGGGAGCCGGCGCCGTCCACTGCCGCGCGGTGCCGGGCGCCGCTGGATGCCTCGCCCACATCGCGTGAACTGGCCTTATGGGCGCAACGGCGGCATGATGGTATCGTGCCCTTAGAGGGCATGGGGGAAAGGCGTAGAGCGCAGCTCCGCCGCCCCACATGGAGCCGCTCCCCCGGCCGAGGTTCTTTCTCCTTCCTCACCCGGCTGGGGTCGTAGCGGCCGTTACTTCATTCCGGCAAGCATTAAGGAGCCGTATGGACGGGCTGTCAATCGAAGAGCGGAAGCATTATTGGACGAGCGTCCTGATTCGGGCGCAGGAGACGCTGGCCGAAAGCATCGGCCGGCCCGGCACCTACTTCAAGGCCGATCAAGAGATCCGTCAAGCCCGGCGTGAGCTGCGCCGGCTGGAGAAGGGGGGCAAGTGATGGCCGTCTACGTGTGCCCGACCATGCCCGATGCCGCCGCGCAAGCCTACCCCGCCGCTGAGGGATTCCGCGTGGATCGCAGGGGCCGCCTCATCGTCTGGGGCGCCCGGGGCGCGACGATTGCCGTATGGGCGCCCGGCTATTGGGCCGGCGTCCAGCGGGGCCAATGACTCGCCGCCCCAGCCCCAACCCCCGGCGGCGCAACGGCGGGGCGCGGGCGCGCATCAAGGCCCGGCTGATAGCCGAGGCTGGCGGCCGGCCGGTCTGCCACCTGTGCGGCCAGCCAATAGATGTACGCCTGCCCGCCGGCCATCCATACAGCTTCGAGATCGACGAGATCGTCCCCGTTAGTAAGGGTGGCTCCCCGTTCGACTACGGCAACTGCGCGGCCTCGCATCGGCTGTGCAACGGACGGCGCGGCAACAGGTCCATGAGGGCGCTCGCAAGCCGCTCGCCGTCGGCGCAGCAGGGCGCGATGCCGCTGCGCAACTCGAGGCAATGGTGACACTTCCGACGAAGACAACGTAAGACGAAAAAACTTGAGTCAAGTCGGCTCAAGTTTCGGAAGCCTTTCACCCCAGGGGGAGGTACCCTCGGCCCCGGCCGAAGCCCACCCCAGGGTCAAAGGGCTGAATATCCCCCCGCGATTTTTCGGAAGGAGCCATGGTGAAGCCTCCCCTGCCCGGCGACATCAAGTGGGGCGACCGCACCGCCGCATGGTGGGACGCGCTCGACACGGTGCCCGGCGTGGACACGTGGAGCGCCGCCGACTGGGGCTTCGCGCTCGACACGGCGCTCGTCCATCGCGCCGTCTGGGTGGACGGCGACCTATCCCAGCTGAAGGAGCTGAGAATGCGCGAGCAGGCCCTGGGAATCACGCCCGCCGCACGCAAAGCCACGCCGACCACCGAGGCGGTGATTGAGAAAGTAACGGAAACGCCGCTTCAGCGCATCACGGAGCGCCGGATTGAAAGGAGGAGCGTTGAAGGCAAACCAACAGCCGACGTTTCGACTCCTCCCGCCCGGCGCGGGTCCCGCCGGCGCGGCTGACGGCTCGGACTGCGTCGCCCTGGCGAAGGCCTACGGGCTGACGCTCGACCCGTGGCAGGCGGGCGTGGTGACGGACTGGCTCCGTACCGACGCCGCCGGCCGTCTGCTCGCCACAGATGCGGTCGTGGTACTACCCAGGCAGAACGGCAAGAACGCTCTCGTTGAGGCGGTGGAGCTCTTCAAGACCGCCGTGCAGGGCCGACGCGTCCTGCATACCGCGCACGAAGTCAAGACGGCGCGACGCCACTTCCTTCGCATGCAAGACTACTTCGACAACGACTCCTACCCCGAGCTGAAGGCCGCCGTCAAGACGGTACGACAAACCAACGGGCAGGAGGCCATCATCCTCCGCAACGGCGGCAGCATCGAATTTATCGCCCGAAGCAAAAGCTCCGGCCGAGGCTTCACCTGCGACGACATCATACTCGATGAGGCGCAGGAGCTGACGGACGAGCAGCTGGAGGCGCTACGCCCCGTCATCTCCGCGGCCCCATCCGGCGACCCGCAGACCGTCTTCATGGGGACGCCGACGCCTCCCACCAGCCCCGGCACCGTGCTTGTCCGCATGTACAAGGCCGCGCACAGCGAGAATCCGCCCAAGCGCCTCGCATGGCTCGAGTGGGCGGTGGACTCCGTGGGCGACCCCATGGACCGACGCCGCTGGCGTCGCGTCAATCCGGCCATCGGCGTCCGCCTGCGCGAGGAGACCATCGAGGCCGAGGCCACCAGCTTCTCCCCCGAGAGCTTCGCACGTGAACGCCTCGGCTGGTGGGACGTTCATACGGACAGTGATACGGACTTCCCCACCGCCGACTGGGCGCAATGCGCGTCCGACAATCCGCCGACCGAGGGCTACGCCGCCTACGCCGTTAAGTACGGCTTCGACGGCTCGCACGTCTCCCTCGCCGCCTGCCTGCGCCCTGACGACACGGATAAGGCGCCGCACGTCGAGCTGATCGATTACCACCCGACGAAGGCCGGTGCCGGTTGGCTCGTGGACTTCCTGACCGGCGAGGACCCCGCCCACGGCGGGCCGCGCTGGAAGGCAAGCCTTGGCATCACCATCGACGGCCGCGCGGGTTCGCCTGTGCTCGTACAAGCCCTGCTTGACGCAGGCGTCTACCAGCGCGTCATACGCACGCCCAATGCGGCCAGTATGGGCGAGGCCTGCGCCCGGTTCGAGCAGGCCATCCAACAGCATGAATTGACCCAATTCTCCCAGCCCATCGTGGACACCGCCACGGCCTACGCCAAACACCGTCCAATCGGACGGAGCGGCCTGTTCGGATACGAGCCGAGCCGCGAGGCCATCGACACGGACCCCATCGAAGCGCTGGCGCTCGCCTACGGGCTCGCCAAGACGAGCAAACGTCAACCGGGAAGGAAGCAGAAGGCATGGCACTAGAAACCGCACCGACGGCCGAGCAGATGGCCGCGTACATCAAGGCCGTCGATGCGACCGCCAAGGAGCTCTGCGCACGGCTGGACGAAGCGATTGACACCGTGTCAAGAATGCGCTCCATATGGAAGGACTACATCCAATGACCGAAAGCTTCTTCACCGCCGCACGCGGCTCCGCGCTCCAGACCGGCTCCATCGCCGTCCCGCGCGACCCGCTGATCGAGCCGGAGGATTCCGCTGCCATCGCCAGGCTCGTCTCTGTCTGGCGTGACCACTACCCCCGCAATCTTATCCGCATGGGCTTCTACATGGCCCACAACGGGCTCAAAGACTTCGGCATTTCCATCCCCCGCTCCATCGCCACGCGCGTCACCAGCTGCATCGGATGGCCTGCCAAGGCCGTGCGTTCGCTCGCTGACTTGTCCGTGTTTGACGGCGTGAATACGGGGCTGGATGATGCGTATGGCGTCTCCGGCCTTGCCGCCCAGCTTGAGGATACGCTGGCCGTGGATGAGGCCATCGTAAGCGCGTACATCTATGGATGCTCATTCATCACGCTGACCGCGGACGACTCAGGCAATCCCATCTTCACGCCGCGTTCCGCCGAGCTGAGCGCCGCCACATGGGATGGCGTCCACAACAGGCTGTCCGGCGCGCTGACCATCACGGACGCCACCAACGACGGCGAGATCACTGGTTATAGCGTCTTCCTCCCCTACCGCTCCTATGAGCTCGTCAAGCAGGGCAACCGCTGGGTCGTCGGGCGCATGGATACGAATTGGCCGAGCCCGACCGTTGTCCCGTTCGTCTCCGACCCGCAGCTGAGCCGCCCGCTTGGCTGCTCGCGTATCACACCCGTCGTCATGAGCGCCACAGACAGCGCCTTCCGCACCATGGTGCGCATGGAGGCTTCCGCGGAGTTCTACTCGGTTCCGAAGCTGTGGTTCCTCGGAGCCGATAGGGCCGCGTTCGACGAAAACACCTGGAACAACCTTATCAGCGCCATCAACGGCATCGGCGCGGACGAGGAGACCGGTGAGAAGCCCACGATGCAGCAGGTCCAGCAGGCCAGCATGGACCCGCACTCGACCATGTTGAAAACCATTGCCATGCTCGTCGCCTCTGACACGGATTTGCCCGTGGACTCCCTCGGCATCACACTCACCAATCCAACCTCCGCCGAAGCCATGGCCGCCGCCGAGCGCCGCCTCACCCGCCGCGCCGACTGGCAGAATCGCCTATTTGGCGCACGTATCGAAGAGCTCCTGCGCATGGCCGTATGCCTCCGCGATGGCCTGACCGCACCGCCCGCCGACCTCGATGTCAAGACGCAATGGATGCCCACACGCGAAATCAGCGACGCGGCCCGCGCCGATGCTTACGTCAAAGTCGCCGGCGTCAATCCAGTCTACGCGACCTCAGCCGTCGGCTTGCGCCGACTCGGCCTGACCGGCGCGGAAATCGAGGCACTCAAGGCCGACATGAATAAGCGGGCCGGAAGCGACCTGCTGGCCGCACTGGTAGCGAAGGGCACGTCCGATGGCGACTCCGGCGATAACGCGCAGTGACGTAGACACGCTGTCAAAGGCCCAGCAGGCCGTGATAGCCGAGGCGAAGCGCGAGCTGGGCAAGGCATGGGCCGAAACGGAGGGCATGGACCCCGCCCAGCGTCGTGACGCCTTAATTGATCTCGTCCAGGCCATTATCCACAAATACGGGCTTGGTGATTCCCAGGCGGCCGCGACATGGTATGAGATCGTCCGCTCCCGTTGGTTCGACGACTCGTTCGAAGTCGAGCCATGGGAGCAGGACCCCAACGCCGACGCCCGCCTCGTGCGGGCCATCCGCGCCAAGGCCAACATGATCTTTCCTGAGGACCCGGGCTATAACCCCGAGGCGTATCTGACCTACTTGAACGGCCTTGTCGATAGAAACGTGCACGCCCACGGACAGCTCACCGTGGCGCACAACGTCAAGCGCGACCGCCGCAGCGTTCGATACGCCCGCGTCCCCAGCGGCGGCGAGACGTGCCAGTTCTGCTTCATGCTCTGTTCGCGCGGCTACGTCTACCGCTCCGCCGACTCGGGCAGCTTCCACGCCCACGCCAACGACCGATGCGAATTGGTCCCGCAGTTCAAGGCGGGGACCGTCAAGGTCAAGGGCTACGACCCGGACCGCATGGCCGCGCTGTGGGCCGAGGCTTCCGATGCCGTCGGCTCATACGCTGGCGACGCCAGCGGCAAGCTCAACAAGACGTTCGCCGTCCTCCGCGCCCAGCACCCCAAGCTTTTCACCGGGGCCGACGGACACATCCATTAACAATTCTTTGGCCCACAAGGGCCGATAGGAGCCCGCACGGGCCGAAACACCTACTGCCCCGCACGGGGCGAAAGGGGGCCGATTATGGCCGAAGCAAACACCAACGAGCCGTCCGGCGAGGGGGCTGCACAGACCCCGGACTGGGAAGCCAAGTACAACGAGGCCGTCGGGCACTCGCGTACATGGGAGGCCCGTTCCAAGGAGAATTACGCGCAGGTCCAAGCCCTGTCCGCCGAGCTCGAAAAGCTCAAAGCCGCCAAGCCGGACGAGGCTGTCGCCGCCGCCACCAAGCGCGCGGAGGAGGCCGAAGCTCAGCTCGCGTCATACAAGCATGAAGCGGAAATCACGGGCTGGAAGGCCGCCGCCGCGAAGGAGGCCGGCGTCCCCGCCGAGCTCCTGACCGGCGAGACGGAGGATGCCATCAGGGCGTCTGCCAAGGCCCTGTCCGACTGGGCAAGCAAGCGCCCGGCCGCACCTCGATTCTCTAATCCGGCCGGCACCCCGGCAACCCACACCAAGGCCGCCGATCCGGCGGCGGAAGCGATCCGCAGCGCACTGTTCGGACCGCGTAACTAAGCCCCAAGGAGGCACAATAAATGGCAACCCTTGACACCACCAAGGTCACCCTCCCCACCACCGTCACCACAGCCGTCGCGTCCCGACTGCATGACAATTCCGTCATCGCGGCGTTCTCCCCGGCCGACTCGCTGACCGGCTACCACAACGACACCTACAACTACTTCACAGGCGGAGCCCGCGCGGAAGTCGTAGGTGAGTCCAAGGCGAAGAAGGCTCACGACGTCAACACCAAGCCCATCAACGGCAAGCTGGTGAAGGTCCATACGACCACCCGCGTGACCGACGAGCTGAATTGGGCCGACGCGGACGACCAGCTGGCCATCATCGAGGCCATTCAGGCCGACCAGGTGGCCGCGGCCGCCGAGGCGCTGGATTACGTCATCCTGCATGCCGTCAACCCGCTCGACGGCTCCGCCCTGGCTGATTACACCGCCTTGACCAAGGGCGCGACTGCCGTCACCTCCACCGGCAAGGCCGTGGATGACATCGACGCGATCGTGGATGCGCTCGCGGACTACGATGTCAGCGGCATCGGCCTGAGCCGCAAGTTCGCCGGCGACCTGCGCAAGGCCCGCTCCACGGATGGCGCCCGCCTCTACCCGGAGATTCCGCTGAGCCTGAATGCGGGCTCCCTCGAGGGTGTCCCGGCCGTCACCAGTTCTAACGTGAACGGCAAGCTCGCCACCACGGCGACCAAGGTGTTGGCCATCGCCGGCGACTGGGCGACGATCCGCTGGCGCATCGCCCGCCCGCTGACCGCCTCCATCATCGCCTACGGCGACCCGGATGGCACGGGCGACCTCCAGCGCTACGGCCAGGTGGCCTACAGGACTGAACTCGTCTTCTCCTACGCCGTGCTCGACCCGAAGCGTCTGGCCGTCCTATCCGAAGCGCCAGGCAAGTGATAGGAGTCCATCATGGCAAATGAGCTACCTATGCCGTTCGCCACAACGGACGACATTGAAGCCCGCTGGCATACTCCCCTGACTCAGGAGGAGCGACGGCGGGCCTACGCCGCGCTGGACGACACCACGGCGCTGATAACGGACGAATGCACGCGGGCGGGCATTGACATAGCGTCAATCCCCACGGCGACGCTCAGGGCCATCACCTGCGCCGCCGTCATCCGCAAGCTGACCACGGACGACGACCATCTGGGTGTCACCAATAGCCAGCAGACGGCGGGCGGTTTCAGCGAGAGCTTTACGTACAGCAACCCCATGGGCGACCTCTACCTCACGTCCGCCGAGCGCAAGCGCCTCGGCCTGCGACGCCAGCGCGCGTTCGCGGCCGACACGGACGCGGCCTCGCGGCCGACCGTGTACTGGAGGCGGCCATGAGAGGCGAGATGGTCATAGTGCTGGCACGCACGCAAACGGGCGTGGACGAAGGCAATAACCCCGTCTGGAAGCCGGCTCGCATCCCCGTGGACAACGTCTTGGTCGGCCCGCCCAGCGGGACCAACGCGGGCGATACGCGCCCCGACGGCCAGACCGTCTCGGCAACGCTATGTTTCCCCCGCTCCTACTCCGGCCCGCCACTGCGCAACCTCGACATCGAAGTGCGCGGCGCCGTCTTTCACGTCGTCGGCGACCCGATGCCCGTGGACGGCGGCATGAAGCCGACCGCATGGAATCTCGCCGTGGACGTCGTGCGATCGGAGGGCTAAATGGCTCGCATCGAGTTCAACGAATCGGCCATCAAGGAGCTGTTGTCCGGCTCGGCCACCCGAGCCGACATCCAACGCCGCATAGATGCCGTCCGGCAGACCGCCGCTGGCATGTACGGCGCATCCAACTACAAGGGCGACGTCATCACCACCGACCGCGCCCACGGGGCCGTCTGGGTGGGTGATACCTACGCCGCCCGCTCCTGTGCGAAGCACAACACCTTGCTCAAGGCGCTCGACGCCGGAAAGGGCTGATATGGAAACGCTTCCATTCGAGTGCGAGCTCGTCCAATGGCTCAACGAGCAGGGCGAGCTTGGCTGTCCGTGCTACACGCTGGTGCCCGCCGACCGCCCCAAGCGCTTCATTACCGTCGAGCGCACCGGAGGCTCCTGCGGCGCGCTCCTCGACCGTCCAAGCCTGGCAATCCAATGCTGGGCACCCACGCCCGTCGAGGCCGCCCGCCTGGCCGACACGCTGACCTGCGTGGTGCTCCCAAGTGTCTACGACCTGCCCGACGTGGGCAGCTTCTCTGTGGACTCGCTCTACGCCTATCCGTTGGACGAGTCCACGCCACGGTACCAACTCACGGCCACGGCCGTGGTCCATAAAGCCTATAGCAGGGCTTTCGTCTCCAAGGAGGCATAATGTCTGCACCAGATTCGTCTAAAGTTTCCAACGCCAAGCCGAAGGGCGAAGGCGGCCGGTACGCCGGCGGCCTGTACTTCGGCAACAAGGGCACCGCGGAGATCCCGACCGACGCGACCTCCGCCCTTGGCGACACCCTCACCAGTGCCGGTTACCTCTCCGACGACGGCATCAAAAACAAACGCGATCGCAAGACCGAGGATGTCACCGCCTTCGGCGGTGACACCGTGCTGTCCGTCACCACCAGCCTGACCGAGACTTTCGAGCTCGGCCTGCTGGAGACCACCAAGGACACGCTCGCCATCGTGTACGGCGACGACAATGTGACCGAGACCGACGAGGCCATCACTGTCAAGCACAACGCGAAGGACACCCCCCGCAAGGTGTATGTGTTCGAGCTGGCCATGACAGGCAACCGCGTCAAGCGTATTGTCATCCCAGATGGCCAGGTTTCCGACGTGGACGATGTGGAATACAAGGATGGCGAGGCTATCACCTACTCCCCGACCATCACCGCCTTCCCCGACGACCAAGGCAATACGGCCTACGAGTACATCGCCAAAGTCGTCTCCTAGATGGCCTGACAGCCTACTGGCAAACTGACTAGGCCAGTATCCCAAAGCCCCTTAGAGAGCCGTTTAAACGGCTCTCAGGGACATTTAAACGCTTCCCCGTCCAGCCCCTATCGCGTCCGGCTGGCACGGGGATTTTCCATATAAGGACGCGGGACAAGGACGCGATATGACCATCATCCTCAATGACTTCAAGCCCACCGACGGCCGAATCAACGTCGTATTCCCCGACGGGTTTAGAACCACCCTGCCGAACGCGCAGACGCTGACCCTGGGGCAGCTCCGCGCACTGACCGAGGGTAACTTCGACTCCCTGTACGCCATCGCACCAAAGAAGGCGCACGCCCACCTCGACGCCCTGTACGCCCCGCAGCTAACTCAGCTCGTTGAGGGCTGGATCAAGGAAAGCGGCACGACCCCAAAAGAGTAGCTGCCGTCGTATGGCTGGCGGAGGAGCACCCCGACGCGCTGACCGCCGAACTCCTCCACTACGGCCTGCATCTGACCGGCCCCTACCGCAACTGCACGGTTGACGAGGCCTACGCTGTCGCCGTCAGCACCGCCCCCGGCTCCCCGCTGGCCGCGGCCCTCGACCCGGCGGCCGCATGGCCGACGTCGTCGTATCTTCTGTCCTCCATCGAGTACAGCCTCCGCTGGCTGTGCTGGACGAAGACGAAGGACGGGGCCAAGGACCGTAATAGGCCAACCCCGCTGGCAACTCCCGCCACCACCAGCCAAGAAAAGCGGGCGGAGCACCCCGGCATGTCCAAGGACGAATTGGCCGAGTATCTGGCCATGCCGCGCGTCGAATTGCAAGCCGTCACGCACTCGGCCAATCCATAGCCCGCCGAACAGAAGGCGCTTTTTGGTCATAAAGGCAGAAAATGGCTAATTTGGCAACCCTATGGGTGAACATTGTCCCCACTGTGAAAGGACTCAAGTCCGCCGTCGCCGACGGACTGAAAGGCGCGGACACTGACGCCGCCGCGTCGGGCTCCCTCATGGGCGGCAAGCTCAAGGCTGCATTCACCAAGGTTGTCGCCGGAATCGGCGCGGCCGCCGTCGGCAAGAAAATCCTCGACCTCGGCCAAAGCGCATTCCAGACCTACTCCGACTTCGAGCAGCTGTCGGGCGGCGTCGCCAAGCTCTACGGCAACATGGGCATGAGCGTCGAGCAGTACGCCGCCCAACAGAACAAGAGCATTTCCGACGTCACTGCCGCGTGGCAGCGCAACGAGTCCGCGCAGTCCACCGTCATGGCCAACGCCCAGCAGGCGTTCAAAACCTGTGGCATGTCGGCCAATGCCTATATGGAGCAGGCTACGTCCTTCTCCGCCGCGCTAATCAACAGCTTGGGCGGTGATACTCAGAAGGCCGCCGACATGACCGACGTTGCCATGCGCGCCATGAGCGACAACATCAACACGTTCGGCTCGTCGGCCGAGGACGTCTCCAACGCCTTCAACGGTTTCGCCAAGCAGAACTACACGATGCTGGACAACTTGAAGCTCGGCTACGGCGGCACCAAGGAGGAGATGCAGCGCCTTATCGACGACGCGAACGAGTGGGGCAAGGCGAACGGCGAGGCGAGCAACCTTTCGATCGACAGCTTCGCCGACGTCGTGCAGGCAGTCCAGCAGATTCAAGAAAAGCAACAGATAGCTGGTACCACGTCCCGTGAGGCGGCGACGACCATTGAGGGCTCCATGAACTCCGCCAAGGCGGCGTGGACCAACCTCCTGACCGAGCTGGGTAAGTCGGACGGAAACATCAAAGCCGCCGTCCAACAGCTCTTCGACGCGGGCGTGCAGGTGCTCAAGAACGCACTGCCCCGCGTCGGGCAAATCGTCTCCGGCGCACTGGCCGCCGTGGGATTGGACGGGGCCGCCCAGCTGGCCGAAAACATCACCAGCCACTTCGACGCCATATACAACCGCGCGAAACAGGTTTTTGACGGAGTGTCAAACCTCGTCTCGTCCGTAGCCAATTCGGCCGGCATGAAACAGCTGTCCGACGCCTTCGGCACGCTGTGGAACGCCCTCCAACAGCTCGCGGGCACGGCGCAAGGCGTCCTCTCCCCCATCGTCGACAACGTCAAGACGCTCGCCGAAAAGGCCGGCCTTATCAACGGCACCGGCATCCAGGGCCTGGCGACCACCATCTCCGGCTCGCTGGCAGGCGCGGCGAATGTCGTCAAAACTGTGGCGGACGCCCTCAAGGCCATCGCCGACTGGGCCACACAGCATGCGGCCGGCGTCCAGTCGGCCCTCGTCGGCGTCGGCGTCGGCCTGGCCGTATTCAAGGTAGGCTCGATAATCACGGCCGTCGTATCTGGACTGCAAGGCTTCAGCCTCGCCGCACAGGCGGCGGCCGTGGCACAAGGCATCCTGAACGCCGTCATGGCCGCCAATCCGTTTGTGCTGATAGCCACGCTCATCGCGGGCGTGGTGGCCGCGTTGGTCTACTTCTTCACCCAGACGGACCAGGGCAAGGCCGCATGGCAGTCCTTCTGCTCCACGCTCAGCAACGCATGGAACAGCGTATGCACCTGGTTCAACAACACGCTCAACAGCATCAGGCAGTGGTTCAGTAACGCTGGCAATAACATCAAGAACGCGTGGAACGGGGTGGTCGGCTGGTTTACAAGCGTGCCCAGCCGAATCGCCGGAGCGTTCAATGGTATAGCCGGAGCCATCGGCGGCAAATTTGCCCGAGTCCGCTCCCGCGTGCTCGGTTTCTTCAGTGGGGCGGGCAACTGGCTTCACAGCGCCGGTTCCGCCATCATAAACGGCTTCCTCAACGGTTTGAAAGCCGTATGGGGCAAGGTCACCGGTTTCGTCGGCGGTATTGCCGGGTGGATTAAGGAACACAAGGGTCCTATCAGCTACGACCGCGTGCTCCTGACCCCCGCCGGTGAGGCCATCATGACAGGCTTCGCCCAAGGACTGACCACCTCCTTCGGCGACGTCCGGGACGTCGTCGAGCAGGCGAACTCATACATGAACCACGCCTTCGACGACGTGGCCCCGTCCGCCGACCTGACGGCCGACTGGAGCAAGACCGGGCGGGCCAACCTCGTCTCGACCATGAGCGCGACGCTGGCCACACCGGACAAGAACGCGCCCCGCATGCTGACCGCCGACGAGATCGAGCAGGCCGTCGCACGCGCCATCCGAACAATGCCGAATCCGAGCATCGTCATGGACACGGGCGTGGTGGCGGGCGCCGTCAACCGGAAGCTCGGAACGAACATGAACAGGGGGCTGTAAGCAATGACTTGCACAGCACTAGAGCACGCGCTCGCCGCCGATAAGAGCGACGTCTGCCTCGACGAGGAATGGGCATACTGGAGGCCGAACGAATATGTCGTTTTCGACGGCACGCCCACCAGCCTGCACGAGATGGGACTGGTCGTCACATCCGACGGCTGGACCATCGGAAAGGCCGAACCGGACACGCAGTATACGGACGTGCCCGGCCGCGCGGGCTCCGTGGACACGTCCGTCGAGCACCTCATGGACTTGGACGGCTTTGGCGGAGCGCCATACGCCAAGCGCCGAACCATCGAAATCAACGTGGCCGCGCTCGGCGACCTGCTCCAGATCCACGAGGCCATGCTACGGCTCGCCAAGCGCTCCGGCACCACCGTCTGCGTATCCGGTCTGCTCGAGGACCACGCCCTATACTTCGACGGGCGCATGAGCCTATCCGAATGGGCACCTGTCCACGCGGCGGGCGGTGTGCTCGTGGCCGCCAAGGCGAAAATCTCCATCAACGCCGACCCCTACGCCTACGGCCCCCAGCGCATCGTCAAGCTGGCCGAAGGGGAGAACAACATAGCCGTCGAGGGCACGGCGCCGACGCGCCCATATGTCCATCTGACCCGCAAGGCGGGCAGTACCGCCGCGGGGGCCGTCACCCACTACAACACAGGCGCGCACATGAAGCCCGCCCTCGCGCCGGACGGCAACACGCTCGGCTGGGACTTCGACTGCGGCGCGCCATCGCTGAACCGGCAGACCGACAGGGATGAAGACATGACCGAAACGCCCATCAGCATGGACAGCCGCTGGCTCGAACTGCCGGGCGGCCCGAACCGGCTCGACCTGTCCAACACAGACGGAGGCTGGCTGGGCTACCGCCCCGCCTACCGCATCTAAGGAGCGCCATGCCCGAGGTAACATTTATGCGAACCGACGCGGCCGGACATCCGCTCGTCTTCGAGCCGCGCCTCATTAAGGCCGAACAGATCGAGGCCACCGACGGGACCTTCACCCTCGAACTGACCGCGCTCGGCGCCGTTGATGTCACCAAGTACGATCACTTGCTCTACATGGACGACGGAGGGCGCCGGCGTGATGCCGTCGTCGTCTCGCCGGAAATCACGCACGACTCCAGCGGCACCCGCACGTCCATCGTCTGCCATGACGCCATCGCCACGAACGGCAACCAGCTCATGCTGTACGACGTGCGATGCCGCGGACTGACCGCCCAGCAATGCCTGGAGAAGGCGCTGGCGAAGGGCGACGCGGCCAACGCCGTTTACACGGCCGACAGCACCGCCGACGCGACCGCCGTCAAGAGCGTCACCATCGGCTACTACCACCAGAGCGAATGGGCGAGCGTGACGGCGCTGAGCACGCAGACGGGACTTGAGGTCCAGCGCTCATACGAATTCACCAGCACCAACGGCATCATCCGTGCCCTCGGCCATGTCGGCCTGTACAAGGCCGTCGGACGGGCGAACATCCTCGAAGCGGACGCGACCACCGCCATCCGCCGATTCGACTACGGCTACGACCTGGCCAACGTCTCGCGCACCATCACCGCCGACACCATCGCCACTTGCATGTACGGCTTCGGCAAAAGCCTCGAAACCGACGCGGGCGGATACTCGCGCAAGCTGACCTTCGAGTCCATCAACGGCGGAAGGCCGTACGTCAAGGCGGACGCGGCCACGCTCGCCGCATGGGGCATCGCCACCGCGAACGGCGGAACGCACACACGAGACGCCATCTATGAGAACGCCGACTGCGCCGACCCCCGCCAGCTCCTACGCGAGACGAAGGCCGCGCTCGCGGCCGCCATCGCGCCGAAAGTGTCCTACACCGTCGAACCGGCGGCGCTCGGAGGCGGGCCGGTCTATCTGGGCGAAACTGTTCAAGTTGTCGATCACCAGCTGGGGCTGGCCGCCGAGGCGCGCGTCTCCAAGCGCGTGACCGACTTGCTGTCCGGCCGGAGCACCATCACCCTTGGCGTCACCACGAACAGCCTGACCGCCACCACGCAAAGCTCCAGCTCCATGGCCGCAAGCACGGCAGGCATGGCCGTGGAGCTCGCGCAGAGCACCGCCGCCACGCAAAGCGACATCGCGCCGACCGTCTCCCGCGTGACCGCCGGGGCGGACGGCTGGGATAAGGGCGCGGCGCTCGCGGGAGTCATCACGCTCGACAACGGGCTCCCCGAAATAGTTTACGACGGCAAGAAATACTCATTCGACCCGGCGACGGGCACATTCAAGGAGGCATAATGACCGCATCGCTTGACGACGGCTACCGGCTCATCACCATCGACATCAAGAACGCCAACGCGCAGGTGCCCGCCATCCGGCTGGCCGGAGGCGACATCGCCGGCCGCGTCATCAAAGTCACCGGCTGGCCGAGCGGGTACACGGCGCGCCTCGCCTACAATCCAAACCCGGACGGCAGTGCTTCCGGCGGGTACATCGAATCAGCCCAGACAGGCATCGACTCGGCCAACTACGGCTACGCCTACTTCGAGCTGCCGCGCGGCATCTTCAAGAGCACGCACGCCGTGCTCGCCTTCGAGCTGCTTGACGGGGGCGATACCGTCATCAGCTCCCGCCGCATCCCGGTCATCGTGGAGCCGCCCGTGGTGAACACGGATGGAGGCGAGGCGTACGACGGCCTGTCCGACCTACACAATGCGGCGGCCATCGCCAAGGACGCGGCCAACACCGCGACTACCGGCGAGAGCACGTTCAATCAGGCCGTGCGCGACGGCACGGCCGCCATGAACGGAGCCATCAGCGACTTCAACACCAAGGGCAACAAAGCCATCTCCGATAATACCGACCGCGTAACCGCCCTGATTGACGGCGCGTCAATCGACGCTGCCAGCCATGAGGTGACGCCCGCGACCCCGCCGTCCGTCGCCAAGACCGGCACCGGCACGCAGGCCACCTTCGACTTCGCCCTGCCCCGCGCCCCGCATGTGGACGCGACCGCCGAGTCGACCGACGCGAACGCGGCGAACGTCAGCACATCCACCGACGGCGCCGGTGACGTGACGCTGAACTTCACGCTCCCCCGCGCCCGCAACGTCTCTGCGACCGCCACGGCTGGAACCGAAGTCGCCGTCTCGCAGACAGCCGATGCGAACGGCGACGTCATGCTGGCTTTCACCCTCCCGCGAGGCGAAAAAGGCGAAAAGGGCGACACTGGCCCGCAGGGGCCGGCTGGCGGCCCCAAGGGAGACAAGGGTGATAAGGGAGATAAGGGAGACCCCGGCGAGAGTACACCGATCGCCACGGCGGACACAGCAGGCAAGGTTAGGCCTGGCAATGGCTTAAGCGTGGACGCCTTCGGCACGCTTACGAACCTGCTTGCATCCGGTAAGCACATCTATCAGGGTTCCTACCAGGCAAGCGTCGGGACGAAAAATGGCTACAAAAGCGAGCTGACCCCACAGCCAACTGACGATAACCCACTAAGAATCGGCGATCTCATCGTACTGCCCGACGAGCGCATCGGCGTCATTAACTATGTCAACACGGGCGACGAAAAAGCGTACTACGGCATTGGCGGATACTGGAGCCTTGGCGAAGCGTCTATTCCGATAAGGCTGACGCGCATCACACTACAAGACGCCTCAGATGCCACGAAAACATTCCAGTGCGATGTTTTTCCAATCGGCGCGGGGGCCATCGACATCAACGGTTTCGGCAACGTATTCTTCTCGCCGGCCGTGGCGGCCGTCGAGAAGTCTGGAATAAGCAAATACATGTCCAAGTACAGCTTCACGGTCGCCAGCTTCGAGCTCGAGGTTAGGGGAACCAAAGAGGCGGACAGCCTAAAGGCGTACTTGGAAGACTGCGATCGTGTTTACATAGCCGGCAAAGACGATGTTCAGGGCGATGGCAGCTCGGTCAAATACATCGAGTACGGCCGATACAAAGACTCACTTGTCATTACGCCGAGCACGCCGCTCGTCTGCTACCCGCTCGGCGCCGCCACCTCGGACCTGCTGATGGTGCAGTTCTACTGCACCAATTCCCACACCCAGGCGGCCGAAATCGAGAAGAGCGCGGCGAGCCTCCAGGCGCTCGGCTATGACGAGCCGACCATCACCGCCCGCCTCGCGGATACCGGATACGCCATCTCATTCGACAACTCCGGCAAGCCGACCGCGACGCCGACCGCGCAAGTCGACCCGCCCGAGACCGTCGGCCCGACCATCGGCGGGCTGAGCTGATGGCGCCAGAAATCATCGCGACCGTGGCCGCGGCCGTTGTCGGCTCTGGGGCGGCTCAGACTGTCGTCTCATGGGCACTCGGCCGGACGGGCGGCAAGGAGCAGGATCGCGTCGAACGGGCCATCGAAGCCAGTCCGACGATTCGCGAGATTCAGCTCGAGCTGGATCGCCAGACGCTTTTTGCCGAGCCGAAGAGCCGTGCCGAGCACGAACACCAGCTCGATGTCGGCGCGGCTTATCTCAGGCTCGGCGGCAATGGGGCCGGCCATCTCCGGCTCGAACAGCTCCAGCAGGATTACGAACGCAGGCTTCAAGCCAACAACTGGACTTACTGAAAGGGGCCTCCAAAATGTCTCTTGTCCATATCCGTTTGACCCAGCACGACGCCACGACCGGCGCCGACATCGGCGTGGCCGGCGCCGTCCGCGCCGTGCCGACGAAGCGCTATAGCACCAACGACCGGCATATTGTCCTCCCATCCGCCCTCGAGGTGAGGCTCGACGAGGCCGGCGAGGCGTGGCTTGAACTGACGCCGACCACACCGGACTTCGCATGGCGCGTCTCCGAGCTGGTACGGTACGGAGCCGTCCGCACGGTGCTCGTGCCAGACTCCTCCACCGTGCTCGAATACGCCGACCTGGCCGACACCGAGGATGCCGAGCGCCCTGACAACGCGACGTACGCCAGCGCCGCGGCCAAGAGCGCCCAGCAGGCCGCCGAATCGGCTTCGGCCGCCCAGAAGGCTCTGACAGCCGCCGAAGCCATCGCCAAGACGCCTGGACCGCAAGGCCCCAAGGGCGAGAAGGGCGACACCGGCGCGACCGGGCCTTGCGGCCCACAAGGCCCCAAGGGCGAGGCTGGCCCAGTCGGACCGCAAGGCGAGACCGGTGCGACCGGCGAAACGGGACCTCAAGGCCCGGCCGGTCCGCAAGGTGAGATCGGCGCCACTGGACCTGAAGGACCAGCAGGCCCAACCGGGGCGGCAGGAGCCTCGGTGGTGCCACTGAAGACCGGCCACAGCTACTCTAGCGAGGACGTGGCCGCTTATGGCAAGGCCGGCTATTCCGGAGCCTGGGCGGTGGATTCCTTGAACGGCGTCAAGGTGGGCGATACGGCGCTCTTCATCGTCCATGACGGCACACTGGATAAGGACGCGTTCATCCTCGCGACCGTGGCCGAGATCGACCCCTCCACGGACCGCGTGACGGCCACGACGATCGGCATGATTGAGAGCGGCGAAAAGGGCGAGGCTGGAGACTCGACTGACCTCTTTCCCATAAAGGACGCTATTTTCATTGACAATTCAAACACCGCCACCGTCTTCGGCGTCGCACAGGCATCGACTGTGACCGTAGAGAAGAACGGGGTGAAAGAGCAGCGAGTGAAGCTTCGCGCGGCCTTCTGGATCAAGTGGTCCGATAACTACGACTATGCCGACTTGGAGTTCTGGCTAACTGGCCCGAAATTCAATGATGGCGCCAGCGTTAGTACGTATTTCCCCAACTTCGCCCAAATAACCACGGCGGATGGCTGGAAGCACTACAGCAATCTTCTGGTAGAACATCCCGCGAAAAGGCTTGTCCTACAAGTCAAAAACATCGACAAGGCCTCCGTCGGGGACGGCCTCCACTTCGTCGATACGGACGAGTTCATCATCAAGGCCGACGGCTCTTTGGCTCAAATGGGCGACACCGAAACAGGAAACACCAGCTACCTGAGAGCGCCGTCCACCACCTCCGGCCCAACCATCGGCCCGGCTTAAGATTTCCACCAAACAAACAACCAGCCCCGACCCCAGCCGGCCGGGGCTTTTCCGTATGCAAGGAGGCTTCTATGAAGCGCTTTTGCAAAAGACTCCGCCAGTCCATGACGGCCGCGGCCGCCGCCGTGTGCGCCATCGGCATGACGGCGGGCGTCGCCATGGCCGACATGAACGGCATCGATGTGTCCGGCTGGCAGCCCGCATCCATCACCCGCGCCGCACCGGCCGACTTCGCCATCGTCAAGGTGACAGAGGGCACGTGGTACACGAATCCACACTGGACGGCGCAGGCCAACGGCACCACGACCACCGGCAAAGCCCTCGGCCTCTACCATTATGCTGACGGCGGTAACGCCATCAGTGAGGCAGACAGGTTCGTCAACGCCACCGCCGCGTATCACGGCAAGGCTATGCTCGTCCTCGACTGGGAAGGCTACGGCAACGCCAGCTGGGGCAGTGGGGCTTGGGTTCGCCAGTTCGTGAACCGCGTTCACGCCTCGACCAGCGTGTGGCCGGTGGTTTACGTTCAGCGCTCTGCCGTCTGGCAGATTCCGTCCGACGTACGCCAGCACTGTATGCTCTGGGTTGCACAGTATGCGTCCAACGCATCCACAGGCTACCAAGATAGCCCGTGGAATGCTGGAGCCAGTGGCGAGGGCATGATTCAGTACACGTCACACGGTGTGCTCCCAGGCTATTACGGCTGGCTTGACCTTAACCGTTTTTTCGGCGACCGTACTGCGTGGCAGAAAATCGCCTGTGGAGAGCGTAAGGGCTGTGTCCCCACGCCTACCGGTATCGCCGGTAAACCGGCGTCCACACCCCCGTCCACTACTGGCGTAAATCTGGACGCACTGGCCTCCGCCGTGATTCGCGGCGAATACGGAAACAATCCACAGCGCCGCCAACTGCTCGGCTCGAACTACGACAAGGTCATGGCCATCGTGAACCGTCGTCTCGGCGTATCCACCACACCTGCCGCAACGACACCCTCTTCCACGAGGAGCTACGTTGTGCGCGCAGGTGACACGGTCTCGGCCATCGCCCAGCACACCGGCTGCCTGCCCGCGTCCGCGTGGAGCGTCCCGTCCGGCAACATCAATCTAATTTATGTCGGCCAAACCATCACCTACCACGGTTCGACCGGTACGGCCGTCGCCTCTACTGCGTCCGGCCATATCGTGCGTTCCGGCGAAAGCCTATGGAGCATCTACGGCTCCGGCTGGGCGAACGCCGCCGCCCGCAACGGCCTGTATGCGCCATACACGATTTACCCTGGCCAGCGCCTGAGGTAAACCGCCTACACGCCCCCAAACGCTCGGCGGTTG